CTGTTAGCAATGAGTTGTGGATAAACTCGACGGACGAGAGGGAATGCAAACTTTTGGAAAGTACCAAGCTTACCAACCGTAGTCGGAGCATCAGCTTCATCAACTCTATCATTCTTTTCAGCAATAATAGATTTGGCTTGGTTTTCAAGCAATTGAGCCGTTACCTTCTTGGTATAATCGTTTTTAATCCCCTCAAGTACGGGTTCCCACTTAGTTAATAGTTCAGAATTATCTTCTAACATAGTATTTTTCCTTACTTAAGATTTGGATTGAGGCATGAACTTCATAACCTCGGGGGTTAAGAGGTCATTAATATCCTGAGCTTCAGGTATATTTGCCTCCCTTTTGTCAACATCTTCTGCGATGATAACTGCTCTTTCGGAAGACTTAAAAGGCTTTTCCTTAGATTCCTCTAATACATCGACTGCCTCCAGGAGGGTAGCCCTATCTTCTTCAAGCTTGTCAATTTTTTTAGTAAGAGCTTTAACTGAAGTCTCCATCTTCTCGGTTTCCTCAAATGATTTTCTGAGTTCTTCCGTTAAAATGGTCACTTCTGCTGCAAACTCTTCCTGCTCTTGGACGAGATCCGAAATTGCGTTATCTTCGTCATCCTTCTTCAACTCCAAAGCCATAAGCGTTTTCACTGATTCAAAAAGAGAGGCATTTCTAACCGTCTCATCTTCTTCATGAAGCTCTCTCAAAGCTTGGTCTTTTAATTCATCAACTCTAGAACGCATAAAACCCTTAACCTTAGCTTCTAACTCAAGGATTTTTTCGTCCACCTGTTCGCTGATGACATTGTTCACTAGTGTAGCAATCTCAGTAATAGCAGCCTCAGATAAGCCTTCTGGGAGCAACTCTGCGATTGGCAATGTTTGTTCTTTCTTAGTATCTTTCATTTAAATAAACTCCGGTTCTTAAGTATCTATATAAGATCTATAGATGTTTTTAAAAATTTTTATTTTTTGCTTAGTTTATTTCCAAGCATTGTAATAAAGATTTTTTCTGATAAGGCTTTATCGTAAGCGGTTCTTACTGTATCCTCAATAAATTTTGAATCTTTTCCCTCATTTACCAGCCCAGGGAAGGCTCCTTTAGTAGACGGATCAGCCACTAAATCAAAGGTAACTAGCTTAAAATCATCATTAACTAGTGAGTATTCGCCACGCTCTGTAAGAGTTCCCATTCCTCTAGAGGAGATTCCTAATTTAACTCCTCCCTTAATAAGAGCCTGAGCTACCTGACCACAGGGGGTATTAAGAATCTCAGCCTCTCCTATCATGTCTTCTCCGTTCATACTTAATTTAGTAATAAGATGGGAGACATTTCCTAGCTTAACAGCATCATGGGTTGGGTGATCAAGCTCTCCCATCAAGCGTCTTTCAATAATAGCCTCGTCTAATCTCTTCATTTCTCTAACCAAGATCTTCTTTTCATAGATTCTCTTATTGTGGTTAGGAGAATCTGCTCTTTGGAATATACCAGCAATCTTCATGGTTCCCTTGCTCTTAGACTCTTCTAACACTTGTAAATTTTCAATAATAAAAGTATCACTAATAAACATTATTTTTTTTCTCCTGAGGATCTTGGAGAACCTGCTGCCTTCTTAGAGTTTTTAATCTTATCTTCGGCTCCAGGTCCATATCTTTTCTTTAATCTACCACTATGCGTAGTACCGTGCTTTAATGAAGTTCTCATTGAGTGTGCTTTGACACTCTTCCAATCCGAAGAGGGGGTAGAAGAGCCTGGGGTAAAGCCTTTGGCAATCTTCCCACTGCTTTTTTTACCCCAGCCAGCCTTAGAAACTACATACAAACGATCTGCGCCCTTGGTACTAAACATTTGTCCTACATAACCTTTTTCTAATGCTTTAGCAATAGTTGCATAGACTCGTACTCTAGACTTACGAGATTTAACTGCACCCTTTTCCTTGGTCCCTTCTTTAGAAGTATACTTCTCTCTACCTTTCTTGGAACCTTTGGCCTTAGCAGCATCTTCATTTAGAATTTGAAATAAGGTCACTTAGCGGATCTCCGTTTCTTAATCTTTTTTAAAATATCTTTAAGCTCGTCCTCGTCCTCGTCATTCTTCTTTTTAGGATCACCCATAGGCCCAACTCCAATACCCCCCACTGTAGTCATCTCACTTAAAGTCTGCTTTACCTCTATTAAAAGATCTTTCACCTCTTGGATAAGACTCTTAAGTTCTTTTACTTCAGAAATAGGTTGAGCCACAGAAGTAACTTCCTCTGTGGACTCCTCAGACTGAGGAATAACAGGGGCTTTCCCCTCTATGATGCTATTCACAAAATCATTAGGCACTTCAACCTGTGAAATATCAGGAGCTTGTTGGGTAGCATCAGAAGAATAAAAAGAGGTATCCTCTTCAAAAGTAGGTTGAGTGGATGTGGTCTTACCTTTTAACTCATCCATAGCCATAATCTGTGCGGCCATATCTCCAACTGAGGGTTTCATTTTTTCCCTCACTTACCTTTAGCAGCGGCTTTAAGTTCCTTAACCTTACTCATCACAGCTTCTTTCTTAGAAGACTTTGATTCCTCTTCTTTTTCAATAGCATTTAGATCATCATCCGTAGGCTCTACGTCATCATCATCATCCTCAGAAACTTCTTTCTTCTCTTCTAAGGTTTTAAGAGCTTCTTGAATCTGGGCAACATGCTCGAAAATAACTTCATCAGAAAGCTCCTCGGCCAGCACAGACTCACAGAGAGGGCAGCTATGCTCCTCAACGGACTCTTCTTTCTTAGTACCGCTAGGATCAAGATCCTCTTCTTCATCAGCCTCTTTCATTTCCTGTTTAGGAGCTTTCTTTTCCGTAATAGTAAGACGCGCAGCATCCCATGCAGCACCTTCTACCAGGGACTCAATAAAACTCTTTTCAACTTTAATATGTTCAGTCATAATTTTTCCTTCTTAATTAAGATATGTAGGACTAGTTTAAAGGTCCCTATACTATATCTATATACCCTCCTAGAAGAGAAAGGTATTTTATTTTATTTTGTTACGATCCATTAGCGAATACATTCTTCGAACCAGTAGCTAGTACATGTGCTGAGTAATCATCACCTATTCTTCCTATTTTTTTACCATTAGCATGCACATCAGGGGAATAAGTAGATAGTGTGGGAGCATGAGGGGCACAACAAGGGCCAGCATAAGGATGAACGATCATTTTATCGGCCTCTCTCACCACCCCTGTCCCATTAATAAATACATTATTCGAACCTGCTGCTGTGAACTGTCTGCTTGGAGAGGCACAACATTTAGCCGACCCATCAGGAGATGCAATGTGGTCTACTCCATCCTTTCTAGATACGGCTGGCATTAGTAATACAACTTTCCTTTATATCTAGAATCGAAATACCCCAAATCTTGAGGTGTTTTAGTTTGCTTTTGTTGGGATGCCATTGAAGTGCCTATTAATCTCTCACTATTTATATAGGTTTTTTCTGTGTCAGAGAGTTTTATTGGGAATACCTTAATATTATTATAGATACCTTCGAAAATGCTCCATCTAACTTTACTAGGAATCTTCAGAAGAAAATCAAGATATTCATTTAAAGTGAGAAAGGAAATCATATCCCCCTCAGGAAGTCTCTTCCCCTCGATACACCCATCTTCAAGATTATAATTAGTATCAACATCAGAGATAAGAGTAAGAACCTTTCCTAGAATAGATTTTTTAGATGTAAAATCAACTCCCGTTTTAGATAAAAATTTAGTCTTTTCTCCATTGCTAAAAGCTTTAGTAAAGGCTATTCCATATACATTTGGTTCTCCAAATATTCCAGTAGAATTAGATTTTCCTTTTACATAATCATCTCTTTGAACATCTTCGAAAGGATTTAAAATTATTTTTATAGTTCTTTCAATAGGAGCATCTTCTTCACTAGTATAAGTAACTAAGTTAGAATTACCCTGAAAAGGATTATACTTAGTAACATTCGTTGGAAATATACAGAAATCAGTTAAAAATTTTCGTGGAAATATTTTACCATCTAAAGTAATATTTAAATCATTGAATAATGCAGTAATATAATACTGATTATCACTATCATCTTGAGTAAGAATTAAATTCCAAATAGGATCATCTTCTGGAATATAAAAACTCATCCTAGGACCAGAAAAAGCCGACACCGTAGCATCAAACAGTGCCTCATCGTCCCCAGTCTTCCACGCTAATGAATATTTACCTTGGGTTTTTCTAAACTCGGGTACAGGAGATGCTACATCTACAATAGTATCCCGAATAGAAGAGAATAATAAACATTCAGGAATCTCTAACGAGCCTCCAGTCCTTTCTATATCCCCAGCACCTATGGTGGGCGCACTAACTGTTAACTCGACTCCAAACTCTTGATTATTTTTTAAAAGTCCTTGTATTATAGATAATTGAGAGTATTTAAAATCGTAGGCTACATCTCTCTTAGATTTTAATCCCAATGTAACCACCGTTCCATTCTGTTTAATTACCTCCAAAGTCTCATTTCCGGTCTGGGTGGGGCCTTCTCCACAATAGCAACAACTTGCCGTTTCGTTTTTACTAAAAGTAAGCTTGTCAGAATTTTTAACCCTTACTCCCGTTAACTTACCACTTCTACAAATAATGGGAAGGGTAAGATCTATATCCCTCGGAAGTATACGGTATCGTTGTACTAATCTCTGATCGTCGGCATTAGAATAACTACGAGGATACAAAGACCGTCCCTCGTTTCTTATTAAAGAAAGAGCTACTCCTAATCTATTGCTATTACTAGGACAAGGAAGCCCTTTGGGACAGAATATTTTACCGCTATTTACTATATCTTGTAAAAATGGAATAGAATAATCACTTAGAGTTCCGTTTTTAATAGCCTTTTTAATTGCAACTTTTAAATATTGTGCCGTATCATATGCGGTAATATTAAAGGTTTCTATTTGTTCTAATTGTTCTTTAGTACTTTTTTCTAAACAGCTTTCTACTATGGAAGTGCCCCGTATATAAGCCCCTAAAGTTACTCCATTAAAAGGAACAAAAGTATTCCCTCCTTGAGTACGAAGAACATCATTAAGAGTTATATTAATAATATCCGTTAAAATTAAATTAGGATCTCCAGGACCTTTTACCCCCCACATATCAGCATACATTAAGATAAGCTGATTAGTTACCACTTTAATATTATATAATCTATCATATATTTCGTTGCTGCGATCAAGAAAATTAAACTCTGCAAAAGGCCTGCGGGGAGTTGAAGGAGTGGTTTTGCCTTTAAAAGGAAGATTGGTTCCTGCATACCCTCTAACCCCTTCTAATCCTTGTTGGTCAAGGTGAGGGGGAGGCTGTGGCAGCGTAGGAAGATTATTACTTTGCTGGGGATATTTAATACAGTCATCAGTAGCTACAGCCCTAGAGACTGCATAATTAACTTCTTCCCCATAGGAGTCTTCTCCTCCCCACGCACTCCCTCCTCCATAGTAACCTCCCCAACCCCCTCTCCCCCCATCAGGAGTCTGGTTAATAATTCCACAAATAAACGGAGGACAATCAACCTCATTATCACAACAAGGGGGTGGACAAACGCAGCAATCTTTACAAAAACACGCAGATAAATCTTGTACTCCCGCTTGAGGTGTACAACAACGAGTTATTTCACAAGGAGGTCTGTTACAAGACATAATAAATCTCTATTACATATTTTGGATATCAATTCTACTATTAACATTAGTTCCAGTACCAGGGTCTGCCATTAAAGGTCCTAAAACAGATAAAAGATTTGAAGCATCCCCTGCGGTTACTGATTGAAGAAGGGTGTAATTATTACTACTGTTATAATCTGTGTTAGAGGTTACACTATTCTGTCTATACCCGATAATCGTAAACTTAACAGTGGGATAATAAGCTGCGCCGAACTTAGGTACATATCGTTCAGTATTTACAACGGGCTCTCCTTGAGTAGAGGTCCCCCATGAATTATTTCTAAATTGAGGGAGTCCTACAGTGTAAGATAACCATTCAAAAGTTCGAATTGGAAATCCCCCCCTTCCTTCAGGAACAGCCTGTTCAGGAGATATAGAATCTGTCTTATCTGTAATTTTACCATTCTCAACCATACCCCTAAGACCGGGATTAGCAGCATCCCTCTCTGGCAAGTTTTGAGCCGCAGAGTTAATTTGAAATACTGCTTTTCTTTCTCCTCCTGGATATGTAACTACGGGACCTTTATTAATAGATAATCCTCCCCCAAATCCTGTCTCAAATCTATTTTCTGCCCCATGTCCAGCCGAAGTAACAGGACTACAATTAACATAACTAACAAGTACATCATAATCCACAACCCAGGAAGGGAAAGTGATCTCTAATCTTTTACTACAAATATTAATAAAGCCTCCTGCATAATCAGAACCCCACCCGAAACCGTATTGTTTATTTAGATTACTGATGCCTAGCCCTGCTTTAGGAGCTACATAGGAAACAACCCCCCCTGGGACAAATGATATGGGACGCTCATTTGCCTGAGCTTCAAACCACATCCACCAAGTCACTTTAGGGACCTGAGCCCCCGTGGTTGAATTCATCAAATTTAAATAGTTAGTACCGTCCATAGGCATATCCCATTCGGGGAATAAAGGAATGTTTCTACCAGTGTTTCCAGCAGGAAGTCCCAAATAGGTTCCAGTATTTTGAGAGTAGGAAGAGTTTGGATCAGAAAGCCAGCGTTTTAAATCTCCCTGTCTCATGTTATAAACATATTGAAGATATGCTTCTCTAGTTTTTAAAGTAGAGTCCTCAAGATAGTTTTTAGAACTTGTAT